CCAACAGCATGGAAACGGCGAGACTGATCCCAAGCCAGTGGGCCGAGTTCCAGACTAAGCGGTTTAACCGGTTCACCAGTGGTGAGCAAGAATTTATCAGCGCCGCAGATTGGGCCGCCTGCCATATACCCGATGATAGCGCACCAATTGAGCGTCAGCCCGTCTATGTGGGCATTGACCTATCAGCAGCGAGCGATATCACAAGTGTATATTGCGTGCAGCCCACCGGCGCCATTGGTGAAGTGCGCGTATGGGGCTATAACTTCCTTCCTCGCGCAGCCCTTGAACGTGGCAAGAAAAACGCCGGTATCTATGCAGAATGGGTACGAGAAGGACACCTGACCATTGCAGGAGAGCGGACGACGGTCGAGAAGGTGAGGCAAGGTTTTATCAGCCTGTCAGCACCCACGAAAGCACTACAGGTTGCAGTCATTCAGCAGAAGGTGATCCACGGCGATGACCCGATCCTAAATTGGGCGATTGGGAACGTCTGCCTGGCTACCGATGCAGCAGCAAACATCAAGCCAGACAAGGCCAAATCAGAGAACAAGATTGACCCGGTTGCGGCGTTGTTGAACGCTTATCGCACATGGTCACTTGAAGCCGAGCAAGGGCAAATCGACGAAGCCTGGAGCGTGGCTATCTAGGCGTAAACTAGGCGTAAAGCACCCTAAAAAGGCGAATAACGGAACAACTCACACTGACTTGTAGCCCTTTAAAATCAATGATATGGTGACGAAGTTAACTCACTCTTGGCTTTTAAAATCCCTCGACGTTCGCGTCGTGCCGGTTCGATTCCGGCCTCGGGCACCATTAAAATCAAAGAGTTACAGAAGGCCACTAGAAATAGTGGCCTTTTTATTTTGCCTAAGTGGCGACAAAGTGGCGACAGCGTTTTTTTGAGTGGCTCACCTCTTCTTGTAATGGGTAGTGACACGGTCTTCTTGTATGATGCCGCTCTGCCTGATGGCGCACTTCATGCGGCGCCTTTCCCTGGCCATGTCTCAGTGCGCTGTCAGGCAGAATGAGAAGGGCCCCACATTGTGGGGCCCTTCTCGCATCCAGATATCACTCCGGCAGTTCTGCCAGTTTCACTTCGAGTTGCAGGCGGTTGGTGTAGCCCTGATCGGTGAGGTCGTGCACCACCTGGGTGAGTAGCCAGTCGGCCTCGTCGATTTGTGGTTTGAATCCCCTGACCGTGGTGGGTTGTTCCGGGTAGAGTTCGGGGCGGCCTTTGGCCAGGGTGATCTGAAATTCTGCCACGCCGCGTTGCAGCTTTTCCCACTCAGCCCGGGCTGCCCGCATGGCGTTGCTTTGGCTGGCGTAAACGTGGCGTAGTTCCTTGACGTTCTCACTGTCGCCAACCAGCAGCTCGTGCTCCTTTTTGTTGACCACCACTCCCGGTGGTAATGGCCTTTCCTCTTTCTGTTTGGTCTTTCGCTTGCGCTTCACCTCGATTTTCTTCTTCTCGGCGGCCTTGTTGTCTTGCCAGTAGGCGGTGACGCCGGTGTATGCATCGCGGTCTGCCACCGAGAACTGGTGCTGATCGCCATCCTGGCGCGTGATGGTGATGGCAGGGAGTGGCTTGCCACTGGCGGTGGTGCCGTTGCCTGCTTTGATGAACATCAGGCGGCCAGATTTGACGGTGGCGATGGCATCTTGCTCGGTCGCCATACGGGTGAGAAAGGCCAGATCGCTCTCGTTGGTCTGGTCGATGTGGTCGATCATCATCCCCTTGAAGGCTTCGCCGACGCTCGGGGTCAGGCCATAGCGGGCGGCCAGCTGCTCGACAATGGCGCCGATGGTTTCAACGTGCCAGCTGCGCTCGCGCAATTTGTTCATGCCACCGCGCAGAGCGGCCGACTTTCCCCGGATGGTGAGTACATCCGGCGCGCCAACGTGTTCCACTTCGTCAATTTTGAAGGTGCCTTTATCGACCAGGGCGCCGCCTTGCCAACCGATGCTGGCTTGCAGGGTGGCCCCACGGCGCGGCATGGCCAGTTTGCCGTCGCTGTCATCGAGGGCGATCTCGATGGTGTCGGCAGAGAAGCCCCTGTTATCGGTGATGGTCATGTGCATCAGACGCGGGCGCAGGGTGCCCGAGACATCGCTGCCATCGACCCGCACCTGATAGGCGGGTGCTGGATGCTGTTGGCGCAGGGCATCCAGCTGGCTGGTGATGCCAAGGTTTTCAGCCAAGCGAGTACCGAACTGGTCGAATGCCCCCATCAGAGCAGCCCCCCGAGTTTGCCGCCCACGGTGTTCAACAGCGTGCCTAGCCCCAAGCGACCGAGCAGGTTACCCGCAGTGCGGCCGAGCAGGGTGTTGCCGAGGGAGCTATCGCTGTCATCGACCCGTTTCAGCTTGATGCTGAACTCGATTTTTCGGGCGCTGCCATCTTGAAAGAACTCGCTGCGGGTGGTGCTGATCCCCTCTATCACGAACGAGCCACGCATCACGCCATCCCCCTGGATCAGGGGGAAGGCTTGGCCGCTGTCGCCCATGCTATTGAGCATGTCGAGGGAGACTGGCCCGCCGGTGAGCTCTGGATAGAGCACCCCGCTCAGGGTGCTGAGTTCGTCATCTGGCCCGAGGTACTGATATGAGGGGCGGGCACCGACCCGGTTATTGCCGGGGTGGCGCCATGATTTTTCGTCTTGTTGGGATTGGGGGGCGACGGTCGAGCGCATAAACACGAACCAGCCTAGGGTCATCATCATGGTGGTTGCTCCTTAGTTGCGATCGCCAAGAGTGGCCCGGCCACGGGCGGCAGCCTGCCGGTCACGCTGGTCTAGCCGCTGGTCAATCTTGCGAACGAGCTCATCAGGTGTTTCACCTGGCTGCTGCACGATGGTCCAGTTATGACTGGTAGTGGAGTTTCCGCCCTTGGCAGCGACTGGTTTGGGTACCGGTGTCGGTACTATGCGGGGGCCGTAGCTGTAACCGCCCGCCATTGCTGGCTGGTTGTAGTTTCCGGTGAGGTAGCTCGGGCCTTGGGTTTTGTCTTGGCCTATGGTGACGTCACCGCCGGTGAACCAGTCCGGAAGGTACTGGGTGAAAGCTTTGATTTTCTCCATTAGGGTCTTCCATTTGGCGGTGATGCCGTCGATCAGTCCCTGCACGATGGCTTGGCCCTTATTGACGGCGCCATCTGGCAGAGTGTCGAAGAAGAGCCATACCTTGTCCCATGAGGTCATGAAGAGGCCAAGTGGCGTCCAGCTGGCCAGCTCTTTGACCAGTTCCCACCAAGCCAGTGCTGGGCCCTTGCACTTGGCCCAGAGTTCGGAAAACCATGCGGACACCCCATCCCAATTCGTGTAGAGCAGGTATGCACCATAGGCGAGGGCGGCGACTAGTCCGATGATCCAGGTGAGTGGATTGGTGAGCAGAGCGATGCCCATTCGGATAAATGCACCAGTCAACAAGCGAACTACACCAAGCAATAGCCTGAATGGAGCCAGCAGCAATTTAAGCACTGTGCCCAATACGGTGCCCTTTATGCCTAACACGCCAAAAATTAGTTTCATGATGGCCAAGGGCCCAAGCAGGGCGGCAACAGTCAACGACAGCCCGCCCAGTGCAATGGCGATGATGGATGTCACGGCCGCAATCCTGACCAGGGTGTTGGCGAGCTTGGGGTTTTCCTCAACCCAGTTGCGGGTACCGGCGACGATCTCTTTGGTGAATGTGATGATATCCATCAGGGAGCCGCGCAGCAGCTCGCCAAGGTCTGCTTTTACGTTTCTTATCCCAGCCTGCAGGATCAGCCATTGGGATGAGAGCGAGTCTTTGTCGATGTCTGATTCACGTTGCATCGACCCCTTTGCTTTCTCTCCGTTCACTAGCTTCAACTGGCGATAGAGTTCATCCAGGTTGTTGGATAGCTTGGCTGCATCTTTGCCGTATTCCTTGCCGAATATCTGGGTGGTGACCCTGAGCTGGTCTTCTGCTTTGAGCTTTTTGATTTTCTCCAGCACTTTGGTGATGGTGCCCATGGCATCGGTCGCCATGGCTTTTTCTACGTCAGCCGATTTCATGCCGAGCGCCGCCATGCCTGTCTGGAAGCGCTTGCTCTGCATCGTCGCGATGGAGAGCTCGCGCACCATGGCGTTTGAGGCGCTGGCCGCAATTTCTGGGGCGGCTCCCAAGCTGAGGAAGGTGGAGCCCAGTGCGGCGGCCTTCCGGTAATCGAGTTTGTCGGCTACGCCCCCCAGACGTTGCAGCACGTCGATGATGTCTGCCCCCTTGGATTGGGCGTTGTCGTCGAGGTAGTTGATGGCATCGCCGAGCTGTTCGATGTTGTTGATGGGGATCTTGTAGAGGTTGGCAATCTTGCCCATGTCTTCGGCGAGCTGGCCTGCCGGCAGCTCAAACGCGGTTGCTGCCTTGGCTGACGTTCTGGCGAACTTGAGCAAGTTATCCTGACCTTGCACCCCCATGCGGGCGGCCCCTTCGACTAAGGCCGCGATATCGATCGCGCCGTTGAGCTGGGGGAGCTCTTCTGAAATGGCCTTTATCTCTTTGGCCATGTCGTAGTAGATGGAGGTCAGTTCACCTGAATCTGTTCGGGCGCCATCCACCTGCTTTGCCACCCCCTTCATGGCATCTTCAAAGCTGGAATACTCTTTGATGGCGCTGTAAACCGGCATACCGATGGCGGTACCGGCTGCGATAGCGGTGGCGCCGTGGCCTGCCATCTGGCCGCGCAGCTCTTGGGTCTGACGGTAGTTGGCCTTGACCTGGTTTAGGCGCTTTTGCTGGTCGGCTAGTTGGCCCAGCTTGGCGCGCTGCTGGTCGAGCTGGCCGTTGGCGGCAGCCAGATCGGTTCTAAGTTGGCGCTGGTGCCCACTTAGTTGCTTGGTGTTTATGCCTGCTTCGGTCAGGCCTTGTTTCATGCGCCCATAGCGGGAAACCATTTCCCGCTCTTTTTGTTCAAGAGCGCCGGCCGCCTGCTTGGCTTTTTCCATGGCTCTGGTCATGGCTTTGGTCGGTTGTTCGACTGATGCCATGCCAAGGGATAGTTGCACGACTTCACGTTGGGCTTTTACCAGCTCTGCCCTCGTGGCGCCAATCTGACGCCCCAGGGTGCGATAGCCGTCAATCTGGCCGCTCTGGGTTTCCAGCTCCTTGATGCGCTTCTTGGTGGCTAGCAGGTCTTGAGCGGTCGTGCGGCTTTGGCCGCTGGCTGCTTTGAGGGGGGCGGTGATCTTGTCAACCGCCCCGAGCAGGATTTGAAGTTTGAGAGGGTTCATTGTTCTTCTGCCCCGTTGATGCGGTTGTGAGTCTCAACGAGGCGTTGGTGCCAGCCCATCAGCTCGCTGATTTCCATGGC